AAACACGTAGGGTTAACCTCCAATCCTGGAGTTTCACCCAAAAAATACTAGCATCACTTATGTGAGCTCACTTTCTTTTCATCACCATTAGAATTGCGAATCAAAAACTCATCTTCAAGTCGAGTAAGACGAGAAGCCAGCGATTGAGGCGCAGTAGTAAAAGGTGAAGAAAAATCACACAACTCAATATCGGCCTCCAAATAAATATCAATATAGGCCGTCTCCGACGAAGGAGAGGGCCCATCATATTGGAAGCCTGCCACATGGGAGTAACACTGTTGGGCAAGGGCAAGATCATCTGAATAAGCATAAGCTGCCGAAGTCCCACTCTGACTACGAACAAAATACTCCTCACGAGGATTACATTTAAAATTAACAGTAAATGTTGGTATCCACACAGGCACAGTCATGGACGAAAACATTTCGGATACCAATTTTTGCGATGGATTTGCAACAGCAGTGGCTACACCACTACTTTCAAAATATGAAGGAGAATCCATTGAGCCATAAGTAATTGTACCGGAAGTCGATGTAGGTACTTTCGAATGGCCAGTTAATCGCAAACCAAGCAAATAATATTTCTGAAAAAGGGCCGCCATAGTGGCAAATGGTCCAGCACCGACATAAAACGAATTAGCCGGGTTGAAATACCATTGTCCACCATTGTCGCCAGAACCGGACTGTCCAGTAATTATAAATTTTATGGCACCTCCGGTTGTAATGCGTATGGTACCGAGGAAATACCGGTTAATCATACGCATACACGAATAATTTCGAGATTTTATAAACCTATAGTTCGATCCGGGTACGGTAGTACCCATAGCTGCAGGGGCGGAAAGAGTTGAATAACTACTCCCAAGCATTTTACGACCGGGTCCCTGACGTTTCGTCGGTTCCTTACGACGCTGCTTAGGAGGTGGTACATTCTTCCGCTCACCTTGTTGTTTTTTACGCCTATTCGCACGCCTATTGGCATTACGTTTTGCGTTTTTTCCAGGAGTTTTCTTCTGGTTTGTGGACATTTTATTATCGGGCAGGAGCCCTAATTCTCCTGCCCCAACAGATTTATCGTCTGATGGCAATGAAGTAAAAGGCGAAAACACCGTTGCATACAGTGCTGAAAGACCAACACGACCAATCGCATCTAGT